TCCGTATCCTGCTTCGAGGATAGCTGGGCCCATCTGTTGTGCAGCTTGTTTAGTTAGGTAGCTAGGACAACCAGGATAGTCTGACATCACAATATAATCAGCACCACACTTTTCAGCAAGATCGATTAGCTTGTCAGAGGGGTACATATCCTTTCCCTCCTTGTACATCTCAAATGCGGAGTTATCCATTATATTGAGTGTATCTGAGGTACGGGTACGAAAAAACTGTGCGTACTCCTCACTGCGTTCTACTAGATGAGCTAAGGACAAGTAATGTGATCGATTGCCAATCAAAACCTCCTGATGAGCAATCGGTGCGATATGACAAAACTGGGTCATTATTGTTCTCCTGCTTTATATACAAGTGTAGCCCCATTCTCTCCGTCTTCAGAAACAGTAACGGTAAGATTGCGACCAGGATACTGCTTGGTACAATAATTAATCAACGACTCAGCTAGCATTTCACAGCTCTGATAATCTAGTTCAAGTACATTGCCATCGAACAGACCTTCAAGTTCACGCTTTAACAATATGAACTCAACATCGCGATCGTTATGGAACACCTCCATTTCGACACGGAAGTGGAACATATGTCTATGGGGATGCTTGAGAAATTCAACTCCCTCTGGTGCATCTGGATAGCAGTGAATTCCTTCTTTCTGGAAAGTCACCCACACTGTTCGTGTTATGTCAGGACGTTCCATTACAACTCCTCTGCAATACCGAGCATTTCAGCTACTACAATACCAGCTGCTAAAAGCGAAACAGCTAGATCAGAAGTATAGACCATGGCTAGGATACCTGCTGCGATACGTACACAGCTTTTCAATAGGCTAATATAAAAATGTTTAATATTTGGATCTTTAGGTTGCATCAGTTTCTCCTCATTCTCGCAATGTCTTTTGCATCCTGTGATTCGAACACAGGAACAAGATTAGACTTGTGCATAGTAGCAATGCCTAACAGCTTACGATCCCCTGTATACTGCTTCGAATCAACTCTTACAGCCACACCGTTACCCTCTTCAGCTGATTTGTAATGTACCCCCTCATCGCGTCTGACAGGACCTGGAGATCCTGTCATTGGAACGAAAGGCTGTTTAGCCATCTTACGGTACACCTCACCTTTTGCTTTGCGCTTACGCTTCTTACGACCGCTGGAGGTATAATTAGTTGTTGCTCTCATCATTACCATCGTAGTCCATCTCCGACTCAGAAAGATAGTGCAAGTATCCCCCAATAATATACTTGGGTCCACTAACAGGGGGTAATCCAGCATGGGGAAAAGTCCATGTTGGAGGAAACACTACACACCGTCCTTGCTTTGGCTGCACGACTTTATTAACGTCAGTGAATACAGTCTCCCCTCCTTCCTCCACGTCATTGAGGTAAAAGAAGTAAGCTAAAAATCTTCGAGCTGAGTCGTGGTTACCAACATCAACATGATCATCAAATCTATCATGTCCAGTGGTATCGTATTTCTTGATACGAAAATTTTCATAGGCGAACCGATGAGGAAACTGGAACTGTAATCCCAAGTCCTTGACGTACCTTTCAAGAGTATCAAAACAAGCATCCATCAACAATTGTTGAGTTTTTTCCCCATAAGTGGATAGGTTCGCTGTAAGATCACTATGGGTAAAGTTAGGATAACCCCTATTCTCTACTCGATTGCGAGAACCTGGGTTACTGTCAAATTTTTTAACCAATTCCTTACAAAGTTTAGCAGGCAAAACGTTATCGTATACCTGAATGTAATCAGAAAGTTCACGTCTAGGACGAATCATATCAATCTCCGTAGTTAACAAAGTAATGGTATTATACAGGAATATGTTGTTATGTCAAGCAATGCTAGACAATAGGTGGCCGTACTGTTGATCAAATAGTTTGCGAGCTTCGATGAATTCGTTTATCCAGGTATCCCTCTTTTCAATGAACACTTGCGTGTCCCCACTCTCACATGACACGACCGTTACGAGCTGAGATACTGGGATTCCAGTTGTTTCTTCAAACATTACAGCATACGCTGACTCTTGCATGAAGTAATTAGTGATCCATTCTCTGCGTTTGGGCTTGATAGAGGTCTTCCAGTCAATTACAGACATAACCCCGTCGAACTCTGCGATCATGTCAACAGTGCCTGCTACCCGTAGATGTTTTGAATACATCTGCCCTTCGATCATCCGAATGTTATCGATATGAGCATCAGTCACATCTCGCAACCTAGTGAACAGGTCTATTTGGTTTGGCATGCGTCCTTCAAATGTCAACTTGCTTTGTACATAATCCTCTATCATTTCATGCGCAGCAGTACCTCGTACAGACGCACGATGCATAATCTTAGCAGCTTCCTCATCACCTACACGTTCACGCCAGTCGTTAAGAGCTTTCTTCTTTTCTTCTAAAACTGACAGAACAGATGTAACAGAGGGAACAGGATCTTCCAGTCCATCACAAATATAATGGCGAACACCCCCAAGCTCTATTCGCTCGAGGGTGGGCATTTCAGTGTATAGGTTGACAGATCCTTTATAAGTGTTCAATGTTATTCCTTCAAGTGTTTGCATGTACGACGAAATTTAAAAGAGGGACAACTACACGTTCCCTGTGCAGTGTTAACTTTGTACGTCTCGCCACTGGAACCTTTTACATAATGTACGTCAGGCTCTTGTAATTGCTCAGGTTGGGGATATGGAGCAATCGATACCTTTTCGAACTTACGATAACGTCGATCGAATTGCTTAGGTATCTTAAACATTTCCCCTTCAGTGCAACCTTGCTTTATATAGCCAATCAGTTTATCCCCAAGCACTAGGTAAGTGTGGTTGGGAGTATCGGAAGACCAATTGGTTTTTTCACGCAAAGCTTCAATCATTTCTGAGCCCTCACAATGGCCTGTGCTGATAGCATACCTTCGTAGAATCCCATGTTGTAGTCAACGTTGTCGCGTTTCTTACAATGGGCGGGATCAATACCGCGATCACGTAGTGCTTGTTCAACACGAGCGATCGCTGCTTTCAATCTCGGGTCGTCGTGATTCATTATGATACGTCCTTCTCTTCTATAGACCACTCACGGTCAGGAAACATACGTTCGAGTCGCTCCATTACTTGTTGAGCTTCTTGGAAACTATTTCCTGCCCACTTATAGGGAGACTCAGTTTGACCTTTATACGTAACCAACCAAATAATAGCCTCTTGCATTACGCTACCTCCTGTTCTGCCAGCCACTCTTGATACGTGAGATCACGACCGTCCTTCATTTCGTACAGCAGTTTGTAGTCTTCACGGTCGCCGTTGACTTGTACCCACTGCTCCCACTTACCAACGACACTGGAGTCCTTCCAAGGATCCACCTTGGTGAAACGAGTCGCCAAGAAACGACCTCCAGCGAACACCAAGTTGATAGGAGCATCCCACTCCTCGACATACTTTGACTCATCAAAGTCAATATCGTCCACTACATCATCAGAGGTGATGTACTCCTCGAACATCTCGCTACGAGACTCTACAGCGTTTTGTAACTGAGACCACCATTCAGCAGACATATTCTGCTCAATAGTAACACCATGAACCACGAAGGTGTTACCGCCCTTGAACTTCCAGTACTGTGGGCATTCGCCCTTGCCGTCCCAATCGTGGGCACCGTAGTTCTCGCGGACTTGGGTATAGATCACTGCTTTCATATGCTTTCCTCCATTTGATGCGTCCACTATCAGGGCAAGTTGGATTCAAGTAAACAGGATTTCGCCACATTAATTCGATTATTATCTCAAATTCGATCGAGAAAATCGAAAGTTGTTATAAATCAAGCAGTTACAACTCGCATGAATCCAGGGGTCTCATTTTTCCATGTAGCGAAGCGCGATTTCTCGGCTCTATAGAAATTGTGGTACGACTCAATCACGTTGTTCACTTTGTACTGATCGGGCATTGCTCTTGGAGGCTCGGTGAACGGACCTTTGGGGATGTTGTGGGGAGGTTGTTTGAGATCGCCAGCTTGTGCAACAAACTCAGTAGCGTGGATCTTGTTGTATCGTGCACTGTATGCCTTTGCTGTGTACTTCCATAACTGATACAGCCAGTTATAGTTTGCAGTGCTTTCTCTCAACCATACGTTACAAGGATGATTGACGTGACACGCTTTGTACAAAGTTTGTTCACGATCATCAGGTAGCTTCCATCTAGCTATCCGTCTACCTGCTGCTGTCTTGTCATAGTACTGCTGTCCATCAAGCACACGATGGGCAGTACACAGCATCTGCATGTATTCTGTAGACATTTTGATTACGTGCTGGTCGCACTGAAGATTGGCTGCAATGATCGGATTGGAGTGAAGATAAAACACATTCATAATATATTACCTGGGGGTCAGTTGATCTACTACCTTTGTAACTATCCCAGTATTATCGTCCATATCGCTTTCGAGTACAACATGAACATTGTCTTGATCAGCGATTGCTGTATTGTGCTTTATCTTATTATTGTACTGAAGGGAGTGTAGTGATGCAATTAACAACACAACAGCCAATGGATCAAATACGCTAACAAGAAGCAGGATAACCCAACGCACTGCAGCATCAAAATTACTTTGAGCATCCTCTTGTCCATATATCATCTCTGCTATATATTTTAGCGGCCCAATCTCAGCCTCAAGAGACAGTCTAGCTTGCTGAAGCGGGATAAGTTCGAATTGTAATTCCTCAATGCGCGCGTACGTAATATTGATCGTGTCGTTGAGACTCTGCCTTTCTTCTTTTTGAGACTCTCTGACCGCAATCGAGCCCTCAGGCCCTCTAATCCTGTCATATTCAATAAGAGTCGCAACGGCTTTGTCAAGCTGGTACAGTACTGCCTCTGCATCTTTGATAATCGCTTGCTGGCGTTCAACTTGTCGTTCCAAGTTCTCGATTTTGAGATCATTATTCCCTGTTGCCTTTACGGATTGTTCGAGATGTGCTTTTGAGAGAAAACCGAAAATGCCCATCGACGTAACGAGCATTAACACTATTACGGCAGAAGTGAGGTACACTCGCAAAGATATCGGTGCATGGCGCCAATTGACATGGAGCCACGCTGTGGTCACCAATTTGCCAACTTCCAGTACACTTGCCATTATCGCGGTAGGAACTGCTGCACCAGCGAAAATTACGATCAGTCCAGACACGCTGTACCAGGCAGCGACAAGAGCTATACAAATTGAGGTTGCGAAGGTAACGTAAAACATTCATGTATTTATACAACCTCGCAATCCTGTTTGAGAATGAAGTTAATGAACCCATCTTTTTGACGAGTTTTGTATTCGATGTCATAGTCTCCTAGGACATCGAACTCAGCTCCAACGTGATCATAATACCATCGCTTAGGATCATCACACTTTGTAACCCTCACCCTATTAACCCTGGTTGGATTGAGAGTCTCTTTTTCTCCAAAGATTCTATCCCAATTATCAGCATACGCTTTATCATCAGCGGCCTTACGACGTGAACTACCTTTACCACCATGCCATTGAGAACTCATATTAAACCTCCAGATCGTACGTACCGTCAGCCCACTTTCCAGGAGGATTAAGATAGGCGATGGTGTGGTTTAGACTCTTGAGTAACAACGCTCCTTTCTCATTTGGTTGAGCATACTGCATTGTGTCCTGCAATAGCTGGACAAGGTAGTCACGAGTGAGAGTTTCCACTTGGTCATAATCTAATTTCATAACGTATCCGTCCTTCATATCAACCTCCCACACTATTATTAACAGTACCCTGCTGAATCTTAATGTTGTTGTAGAACTCTTCTTTGATAGACTGATTGTAGAACTGACCCTTCAATACGGCAGTCTGGGTTAGAGAGGAATGCGCACACACACCACGATTCTCCATACAACCATGTGTAGCCTGAATATAGACACCCACATCATGAGACCCAGTAGCTTTAACAATGTGCTCAGCAATCTGTCGGCACAACTCTTCTTGCAGTGTTCCCCTACGAGCACACCATTGAGCAATACGAGCATACTTCGACAAACCAATCACCTTAGTTCCAGGAATAACCCCAATGTACGCAACACCCTTAACAGGCTGATGGTGATGAGAACATACAGATTTCAGCTCAGCCCTCACGACCAACATACCGGTATATCGTGTCTCGCTATCATCATTAGGGAACGCAGCCACATCAGGAACTGGCTGGTAACGACCTGCCATGATTTCTTTGTAGTACATCTTAGCAAGACGTCTCGCAGTACCTTGACTATTAGGATCTTCTTCTCGATCGATCAACAACGCATCGAGTACTTTCTCAAACGCCTCAGTAGCCTCGTCAATTAGTATGGGCAGGTTATGCTCGTTAATATAGTTAGATATATTATCACTAGCATGAAACCGAGTTCCATCTTCACGCATTTCTTGAATAAGTTCTTCGTACAGCTTCATTACACCTTCTCCCATGGAAAGACGATCCATTTATCATTACCTAAGATCAGCGATGATACATCACTTCTCTTGCTTGTGTCAACCTTTTCTATCAATGTGGCAAACATCACGTTATGCATCTCGTTGTTAACATTGTACACGTGAGAAATTTCTGTGATTGTCACACCACTGTCATTAATATCATCCACGAACACAACACGTTTGCCATCCAGGATTTGTTCAATCAGGTTCTGGTTGTGTTCTTGATGGGAATTGTCCCGAGTCTGCCATGTGATTATTTCCATCGGCTTATCGAGATGATGGGATAAATGTAAGGCCGGTACAACACCTCCTCTTTTTATTCCAACAAGAAGATCGGGTTTCCAGGTCTCGATCTGGAAAGCAAGATCGTGACACATTGTCAACACATCTTCATAGTTGAAGTATATTCTATTCTTAATCTTCATTGTGTATCAGATACCCCTAAACATTTCATCAACAACAGTGTCGACCTGTCGATTGATAGTACCTTCAATATTGTACTTAATTCGATTGATTGTACGAGACACTGTTTGGTTGTTGTACTGATTGTAATAATCAGCACGTGCACGGCGATCATACTCCTGCAAGTTCTCAGTAGCGCATGATGGACAATTGTGTGTGCTGTTCGTTCTAGCAGCTTGTACAGCCGCTTCTCCTGTTGCTACAACAACGTTTCCTTGTGCAGTGCTGTGATTACTATAGTGTGACTCTTGGAACAGTGTACAGCCGGGGAGACACAGGAATACCGCAGCAAAAACTACTTGTTTCATAGTACTAACCTCGTTCTTTAAAAGATAGGACCATTATCAACATTTTCGTCAATTTGTCAACGGCATCACTTACCTATGGCATTGCCGTATATGTGAACATGAACACGACTGGTGTAATTATATCCACGTTGAATAGCCTGATCAGCGATATCAGCTTCTGTTCGAGTAAGTCCTTCAAAAGTACCTCCGACACCCATTACCCACACTGGAAAGTGTACACCACTCCTTCGAAAAACAGTGATAGCTTCTTCCAGTTCTTTCCATGATTGTTCCGTACCGTTAACCACAAATTTGAGCTGTCCCATGCAGGTAGGACTAGATGGACCGATATAAGATCCCACTGCTTCCGGAACTATAGCACGTTTGAATTCTTCCCCTGCAGTTGACCATAACTTAGGTGACACACTCCAGAACCACTCGCCTCCTCCAAAATTCCATCGAGACTTAATTAGACGTACAGCTTTCTTTCCGTCTTCTGTTAGAGGCTTTGTACCGTTAGTCTCTACAGTAATATACTTTGGAAGGTTATTGCGTTTTTCAAATTCCTCTAGGATAGCAAGCATAGCTGTCTGGTTTTGTTTGAGCATAGGCTCGCCCCCAGTAAACACCATATGATTGTGCATGCCAGTACGTTGATCATAAAACTTACCGGTAGGAAGTAATGCTTCAAGCTCGTCACAAATCTGTACAGCGCTCTTATCGTGCATTAGATGTTTGTATTTCTTAGCCCAGGTGTACGAGCTGTCACATCCTTTATCGAATACGGGAAGATCCTCTACACGTGTAATATCTGTAATGTCAATCTTCTCGTAAGGAAGCTCCCAGCTATCTGGATCTGTAGGATCATCCTGACCAAAACCATTACACTGCAAGTTACACATAAAGAATCTAACCCAAAGAGAAGGGACACCTGTGTAGTGTCCCTCTCCCTGAGCCGAAAAGAATGTTTCAGAGTACTTGAATGTAGGCTCACTCATTAGATCAGTTCCTCATTCCACTCTCGATGTCCTTCACGGAAAGCCATATTAGACCGAGTCTCTCTAACCTCTACACGATAACACCATAAACGCTCAGCTTCTGCTGGACCCCAATAGTCAGGAATGTATACACCGTTAACATATCGATACAACTGATCAGCTAGTCCTTCGCATCCTAACTTAGGTAGAATCGTCAACCGAGCTAGCTTACGCTTCTCGAGCTCCTTGTAAATTTCTAACTCAGGATCGTCTTCTGCAACAAGCAAGGTGTGATCAAACTGGTCTTTCAATACTGCTTTTAGTTCTTTTAAACCACCATAATCAGCACACCAATTACGCACATCCAGATCGTTAGTTCCAAACCAAAACTTCATAGAGAAAGCATAACCATGAATCAAGTTACAATGACTATCAGCCCTCCATTGACGATACGCTACTGGAAACTCATCCACATATTCTTTCGTGGAGGTGTACATATATGTTACAGGTCCTAAGTTCATGTTGTCTCCTAATATTCACTCTCAAGTTCTTCTATTGCTGCATCACGCATCATCTGCGCCTTGCGGTCCTTTTCTAAATCTGTTAATCCATGATTGGCTCCAAACTTAAAAGCGAATGTCATCCGATCGCCTTTAGTGTAAGCTGTATGCCAACAATGATGCTCTGGCTCGTCTTTTCGTCCAAAGTAATACCATCGTGCCTGCCAACCAGGTTTATCGTACTGTGTAACAATGGTGTCAGTATGTTGATCGTAATAGCGGAAGTATCCATCACCATCCCGGGACCATGTCAACAGCAATTGGTAAGCATTAGCATTCCAATTGGTGTGCCATCCCACAAACCCTCCTGGGGGGTAGTATAACGAAAGAGCGCTCGTGTGGGCACCCATTCGTTGGATCCAGTCCTTTCTACACAGCTTATCAAAACGTAGCCATCTTAAGGGATCGTGTTTAGCGAGGGCCTGTATTGATAACCCATAGTAGTGCTCAGGAAAACCCACGTGTTCATCAGCATTCGGCAACATTTGCTCCCTAAGACACTGCTCACTACAATACTGCTCTCCATATTCCACATACGGTAACGGATCACAAATCCCAGCATCCTCGGGTTGAAAAGTACCAAAAAAATCATCAATGAAATTATTGAGGTCTGTCAACAATGGCTTGTTGTTCAGTTCAATCTCCATCTTCTACTTCCACCTCCTCGACTTTAAATTCTCGGATGATCTTCATATTTTTAAGCATCTCAAGAATATCTGCGTACGCCTGGGTACGCATTTCCCGTTCTGCCTTGTGCCATCCAATCAAGTATGATCCCACACAAAGCAATGCCATCCAAATACCGTAACTAGCTACATCAATCATTAGGACTCCATTCTCAAACTAGAAAAGTCTAAACCACGGGAGGCATCACTTTTATCGAACACCGGACCATCGTCCACAATATCGTCCTGCTGGTCTTGCGCAACATCATACAACTTCATACGACTACGATCAACGCCAATGACGAATCTCTTGTGCACATTGGGGTCATTATACCTATTTTTTAGCTGCTTAACGAGGATCTGATTTAGTTGTTGTAACTCATCATTAGAAACAAGTGCAATCATCAAATCTGCAGTTGCAGGCAGACCAAAGGATTCTGAGGTATCCTCTAGACCTGGATCGCTGTTACTATATCCAGATCGAGTTGTCTGAGTAGCTGAGACGATTGGTAGATCGAACTCAACAGCCAGTCCACGCATTTCCTCTGCAATAGCCTTTATGTATGTGTAGGAATTTATCGATCCTCCCATACCTTTCATTCTCGACGATGCACAAATATTAAGATAGTCGACGAACACAATTTCCGGAACAAACTTTTTCTTTAGCTTGAGTTCGTTAAGCAAAGCCCGGAAGTGGCCCACATGACCTTGACCAGTAGGATACTCCTTTATAATTAACTTACCGTCTGTTTTACGAGCTATTGCTTGTACCCTATCATGCATCATGTCACGTGACATTGTAGCTAGCTGATCAATGGGAACGTTAAATAGATTAGCATCGATACGTTCTGCGATTCTCTCTTCTGCCATTTCCATAGTAATGTACAGCACATTCTTACCTTGGGATAAACAGTTTGCTGCTATATGACACATAGCAAGAGATTTACCTACCCCAGTCCCCGCAAGAATGATATTCAAGGTCTTATTGGGAAGACCTCCCTTGGTTATCTTGTTAAGATAATCCAGATCAAACGGAATGCGCTCCTCTTGCTCATGATAGAAGTCATAACGTTGATCCACATTCTCAATGTAATCGTGTCCAATATTAGTATCGAATGACACACTAAGAG